TCGGTGGCATAGGCGTCAAAGCATTGCACGAACTCCTCCCATTGCTTCGGCGCGACGGCTCGAAGGGCCCGGGAGTAGTGGCTAACGACGTCCGAGGGGGTACGCGGGGTCGAGGGGTTTGTCACGCGATTGCATTTCCGGGCCAGTTCCCGGAGCCAAGCCCGTCAGGGACGGGAGCGGGTGCCGGTTGGGCCATTGGGGTTGCCTTGCCGTAGGATTGCGTGCTGGCCGGTCCACCGCCTGTGGCTGCGGCCGGAAGATTGCGCTGGCTCGACCCCTTGTTCGGGGTGTTATCGAGGGAGCCCTATCGCCGAACGGGCTGGGGGCCGGTTGCGGCCCAGCCATTGGCATCGACGACGGCGCAGTCTTGCCGTAGTCGCGGGTGTTCTTCAGCTTGGGTGTCTTCCCGACACCGCCGTTCGGCCCGAAGGACGAGACCGCGCCGGGTTTGGCGACGGTCTTCGGGGTTCCGGGGCCACTGGCTTTGACGGAAAGCTTGTCCATCTTAGCGCGCCGACGTCTTGCCAGCCTCGGCGGGCTGCGAGCCCGCATAGCCGAACATCTTAGTCGATCCGCCCTTGGCGAACTTGTCGCCAACGACTGGCCCGCCACCATGATCGGCAGGCGGGCCCTGATCATTGCCAGTGGAGTGGCCACTCTCGCCTTCCATCTGCGGCTCGGCGCCCTGCTCACCGAACATCTTGGTCTTGCCGCCCTTGGCGAACTCGACGTTCTTCTCGGTCTGCTTCATCGTCGCGCCTTCCTTCGGAAGACCTTCGGTGCTCTTCGTGACCATGACTTTCTCCATGAAAAAAGCGTGACGGTCGAAACCTGTCACGCTTTGGATAACCTGGTGCGGGTTAAAGACTACTTAATCGCGGTCAACAGGTACTCTGGCTTGGGGGTGGCAAACGTAACGACCTGCGAGTACCCCTCGATCTTGTCCATCATCTCGGCGCAGCTCCCGCCAGCCTTGTAGGGACAGACATCCTCCATGAAGTAATCGCCGCCCGGGATTAGCCAGTTTCCGAGCTGGTTCATCAACTGGATTTGCGGCTCCGGGTCATGGACGGCATCGTCAATGATCAGATCAAATGGCTCACCGCCGAAGCTGACAAGGCAGTCGTGAACCGACCGCTGATTGTAGGCATTGCAGAGCTGCGTCGTGATGCGGGGTTGATCGTGGAAGATAAATCGCTGATCGTTATCGACCCCGAAAATCTGCGCATTAGGGAAAAAATCCCGCCATACAAACAGGGACGCGCCGACCACATTGTTCGGGATGTCACGGTGGCCACAGATGCCGATCTCCAGCACGCGCCGGACGTTGAATCGCTTCGGCCCCGTGATCTGGGCATAATACGGAGTGTATCCCCACCCCGACCCTCCGAGATGACCCTTATCAGTGCCGTACTTGACAAATAAACTTTCGAGTAACTCTTCGTATTGCGTGGTCATTGATGCTGTTCCAAATAGCGGATTAACGCCCGCAAGCGGGGGATGCTCTCGCCCACATTCCCAAGGGCTTGGTTACATCCGCTGCATAGAATGCCCCGGACTTTCTTCGTTCGATGGCAGTGGTCGATATGGGGGACACGAAAGAATATCCCTTCACACGATGCACAAAGCCCGTTCTGTTCAGTAATCATCGCATCGCGGGTAGCTACGTCGATGCCATAAAGTCGGCGAAAACTACTATTTCGCCGGGACATCTTTTCTCGTTCGTGGTTCGCGTAATAAACACGTTTTCGCCCCTCCTTAGCTTTCTCCGGATTATCGCGCCGCCACTGGGCAGTCCGCTGGGAGGGTGTCATATGTCCAATCCGGTGAATAGGGTTGCGTCGTGGTCAGCCTTATACCAGTGAATTTTCTGCTTGCCCATCTGCTCCACTCGGGCCCACGTGTTCACCTCCCACTCTACGGTTTTGGTAGATGAAATATGCTTGCGAGCAGCGACACGACAAGAAAAATCAAAAGCGTCCACCATGCGGCGAGGCACAGCGATGACAGAGCCGCAAAAACGCCAGCACGGCTTAGCTGCCTCGACAGCCACCGGACGATCCCAGCATCCCGGAATATAAATAGCCTTATCATCAATCTTCTCCATGAACTCGTATATCACTTGGTTGGTTACTCCGGGGAGGCGAAAAATGCCATAGTCGACCCACACAAGGATATCGGCCTCACGGTCCTCATCAGCGGCCTGCACGAGCCACGACGTCTTCTGGTGCTGAACGGAGTGATAGGCTAAGCTATTCTTCGCCGGGTTATCGTCCACCATCGAGCGGGGGTTGAACGGAAGGGCGTTGATGTACTTCGGTAGCCAGCAATCATCCAGCGTGTTGTAAAAACACTTCTTGCGCACCGGGACGCCGCCTAGCTTTTCTCCTAGCGCTCCATACTCGGCGGCGGTGCGGGGGTGGTTCGGGATCGGAACGAACGCAGTGACAAGCTTAGCTTTCATGGAACTTCCAGATCATCTGGGCCACTTCCTCGATCTTCACAACGGCCAGCTTGGCCACGGCGTCGCGCACGCCGTATGAGATGATCAAGTCGTCGCCGTTGGGGTGATACGCGAGACCTGCACAGAACTCGATCTGCTTGTCCTCGAACACGAAGGGCAAGCTGAGACGGCGAAGCTCTCCGTCGATATTGAACCACGCAAAGCGATGCCAGTAGGTTCGCTTGCCAGTATTCGGATCACTAGATGCCTCGTGCGTCACCGCCAGCCACCCGTGCCGAAACGGGACCAGTTGCGAGGAGCCACTGATGTCGCCGACGAACGTCTTGCTCTCGTGCTTTGTAATCTCGCCGCTCTCGGCGTGATATACCTTGTCGAGGCGGTACATAAATTCCTGCTGATCGACGCCTAGCTTCGGCATCCAGTTCTTCTCGACCGCGCCTTCGCCGGACATCATCTGCCACTCGTCGACGAGGAGATAATGGTCATCATGGTCGTGGACCAGCTTACCCCGTAGTTGTTGGCAGGTGCCATTCGACGCCTGCTCACGGACACAGGCGCTAAACCAGAGGTCGCCTTGCGCGCGATAGAGCCGCACGTCTTCGAGCCCGATGACGAGGGGGAACTTGGCCTGTGGTCGATGCCATATGATCTCCCGGGAGTTAAGCGTATCAAGCTCGCCGTCAAGCGACAGAACGAAGTTGCGGGTCTCGATCGGAGCGTCGTGGCACTCCTTCTCGCCGATCATATAGCGACCCTGCTCGTCGATCTTATAGTTGACGCAGCGGACGTTACAGCGGATTTTTCCATCAAACACTTCGACGGATGGGTTCATCGCAGTGTAGCCCCGGGGAGGAAGGAAGTTAATCTCCCGTGTTCGGAACGAGGGGCAATGCCTAATCAAGGTCTCGTTGAACCAATAGAGGTTCGCGCGCGCACTCCATCGGAAAGTTGCTGGCGCCGAAGGATCGAGCGCGAGATCATCCGTAACCTGAAACGCGCGGTTCTTCTCCTTCGGGTCGTAAAATCCCGCGATAGCGTATTCATAGCGGAGACCGTGAGCGTGGATAAAATCATTGACAAAGAGTAAATCATCTGGCCTTGGGGTGTTGACGCCCTGCTTTGCAAACAGAAGAGCGGCGGCGTTGTTACCCCTCTCCCTGAAGAACTTTGCCAGCTCATATAGGGGCTCGGCGCGCTGCGGGCGGAAGTTATATGCCTCGATCATCCCGGAGATGAACCTCGGGACATCGTTCAGTGAGCTATAGCACAGCGCTCTATTCATCATCGACTGGTGAACTTCTTCATCCCAGCCGTTCAGCTCAATATGCCTCGTATAACAGCGGATCGCATCATGCTGCCGGTTTCCCATGTCGCGGTATGTCTGCGCGAGGTAGAACCACGAACGACTATCCGTCGGGTCTTTCTCGACTTCCGGCTCCAGCAGTGCCAAGTCCCGCACGTATTTGTCCTTGCGATTAGCGCCGTCAGCGTGGTCAATGAAGCGCGCTCCGGAGATAGCACCGTTGCCGGGCAAGTCAATATACTCATGCGTGACCCCGCGATAAATCTCGTCGGTCGCGACATCGAGGTTAACAATGCGACGGTTCGCGTAGGTCAACGCGCCCCCGGTCTGCATCATGTTGTAGCTGACGGCAGCGGCATCGAGATTGAATAACGCCTTCGGGTCATCGACCACTAGCTCCATGTCCGCATCCATCAGAAGGGCATGCTGACACCACGGGATAAGCCCCTGTGTATTGGCGTAGCGAGCCGCCGCCCACGCGGCGTTGCGGGCCTGCGAGAAGTTGACGAACTCGCCGTCAACGACCCGATCTTCAACACCAAACTGCCCGCACACTTCGCGGACGATATCTTTGGTCCGGTCAGTCGATCCCGTGTCGTAAATAACCACAGCTTTGACATGGGGGAGAACGGAACGAAGGCAACGCTCCATGCGCTCTCCCTCGTTCTTCACGATCATATTCAGGCAGATAGATGGCTTCATTTGGCAGTCCTGAGTTGGGGGTCAGGGGGGAGCCGGGGGGCTTAGTCGAACTGCCCTCCGGAAGAAATTCGGTACAGCGCACCGGTCAGACCGACGAAAATACCGGTCTGCGTGGTCGAGCCGGACACACCCGTGGCTCCGGTGAAGTTGACGCCGACGTTGCTCATCGGACCTGTCCCGCCGTTCACCAGCCACACAGCACCGGCAATGCCGGGATCAAAGTGCGGTGGCTTCCAGACGGTGGTTGTGTTCAGCGGACCATATGGGCCAGTGAAGCTCAGGTTGTGGCCAGTCGCGCCAGCCGGTCCAGTCGGTCCGGTAGCAGAGACGTAGCCGGTAGCTCCCCTCGCGCCAGTCAGCGACCCCGTCGCACCCTGCGGACCAGTATTGCCCGTCGGTCCCGTGACGCTGCCATTCTGGGTAATACTAGGAGCCGGACCTTGCGGTCCGATACGCCCGTTCTCACCGGTTAGACCCGTGAAGCCAGTGCCACCAAAGGACGGTCCCGTTGGACCAACACCCGTCGGACCCGTGGGGCCAGTGAACGCAGCCGCGCCACCACCGGTGGGCCCTTTGCCGCCAGTGGGGCCAGCCGGGCCCGGGATGTTCTTGGTGTTGACCATATCGACCACCTGCTTAAGGATGGCCGGGATCATGTTGTCGTCATAGGTATCAGCGGGATAAATCTTCCCCGGGCCGGTCAGACCGCCATTACCCGGAGGTGCCGGTACAATTGGCTCGGCATAGGTGCGTGTGACCGTACCTGCCGGGGGCTTGCGTGTAACTTGGACCATGGTGTCCCCCTATTAGCCAGCGGAGACGGTAAGGACGCCCGCGTTCACCCACACCTGCCCGACGTTATGCGGGTCGGAGGTGGGCGGGATGATAATTGTGCCGACGACGCCAGACGGACCGGTAGGCCCTGTTGCGCCGGTCGCGCCAGCAGCTCCGGTCGGCCCCGTGATACCTTGGCCAGTCGGACCGGTTGCGCCGGTGACGCCCGTGCCAGCTCCAGCCGGTCCTGTGATGCCTACCGCGCCCTGCGGGCCGGTTGCGCCTTGTCCCGTCGGTCCGGTTGCGCCAGTTGCGCCAGCCGGGCCTGCGGGGCCCTGCGGACCAGTAGCACCGAAGTTAGGGCCAGTCGGGCCCGTTGCGCCAGCCGCGCCAGTGTTACCTGTTGCGCCAGTCGAAGCGCCGGTAGGTCCTGCTGGCCCTGTTACGCCCGTGGGTCCACCCACTGAGCCGCTATTAATGACGTTGACAACTTGGCCAAGAACGACGCCAAGCAGGTTACGATCGTAGTTACGGCTCGAAAGAATGGTCATCGGACGTCCCCTGTCAGCTTAAGCTGGCCTCGCCATATGGCGAACATGAAAGATTTCTACGGTGTATTTCTTACGGACAAGTTAAAAGCCAGTCGCCCCGCTGAAGCCAAGAATGAAGACAGTCTTGTGCTCGCCGCTGACGCCAGTGGGGCCGATGTTATAGACGCGCTCAAGGATGCCCTTTGGCCCTGTGCCGCCAGTGTACTGCAACCAGAATGCGTGCTCACCGGTGACACCGGTGAACGTCTTCAGGATGTTCACGCCCTTGATCGTTCCGGTCGGACCCGTTGGGCCACCGAGGACGATGACTGTCTTTTGGAGGCCGTCGGTCATCCCACGCCTCCGCTAACTGGCTTCGCCCCCGGGCCGGGCTGATTGCCGGTGAGGTGCGTCTGCGGCCCCATGCTCTGGGACAACTGTCCCGGCTGGTTACCTTGTGAGGCGGCGGCGCGCTGCGCGGTGCCGTCGTTCGGGTGCGGCTGTGCCATATCCGTCCCGCCGCTGGACGTGCTCTGTCCTTCGCCCGACGGGGTGCCAATATGCACGGGGGGACCTTCGGTCATCTGGGCCCCGGCCGCGAGCTTACCTGCCGCCATCTCGGTCGTGATACGCTTGACACCTGCCGCGATGCCCTCATCCACCGCCTTATTGATCATACCCTCGATCGGGCCCTGCTGCTGTTGCTGTTGCTGCGCGGCCTCCATTTTATCCATCGCGTCTTCGTTCGGTACGATTTGGTCGCCCGGCATGCCAATCGTTGTCGAGACGGAGCGAAGAACGATGCTACGCCCTTTGAGCCCCATGATGTGCATGTCAGTCGGGTTGTTGGTCTCGCGCAGGAACTCGATCTGGCGCTGACGCAGCGTCTCGCGCTGGATCGCAACATTGACGCCTTGCACGACGAGCTTCTCTTCGCCAGTGAGCAACCCGCTCGTGTCCGTGAGAAGAAGGAGGTCATTCAACTGCATCATTGTTCCTTCGATGACATCCCGGTCAATGTTCGCCGACACGGTCTGGAGAATTTTACTCGCGTTGCCCATCAGCATCGCGAGGCCAGACGCTGTCCGACCTGCACCACCACCAGCCTGTCCACCCACATACTTCGGGATCGCCGACACGTCGTCCGCAATGCTCACAAGCTCCTGATAGACCTGCATAAGGGTCTGCGCGTTGGATGCGGGCATGAAGAAGCTGATTGGCGTCTTGCTGCCGCCCGTCATCGGATCGCTCTTGGTGTGCCAGCGCTTCCATGGGTACATGTCCTCCCCGTTCTCTTCCGGGGCGAGCATGTCGTCGTTGATCACCACCTGCGGTCCGGACGAGATCGAAATATTGTTGATCAGCGAGCGCAACGTAGCATTCGAAGCCTCCTGAAGATCGGCCAACAGATCGGTCAAGCCATTGCCAACCGGAGTGCCGGGCACCTTCTCGAACGAGGTGATAAAATAGGGGTGGCGCTGGCGCGGCGACGGGCTAAGATGACACTTGATCACATGGCTCCCAACCAGCCAGATTTGCACGTGGTAATCGCGAAGCTCATCCTGTACCGCCATGCCGTAATCTTGGAGGAGGCGACCCTGCACATTGCCGTTGAACTCCATCATGGAGATCATCCCCGATCGGTTCCAAGCCGGGTTTTCGCGCTGTTCGAGGACGGAGCGTTCTGCGTCGGTGGTATCCCAGTTATCGTAGAGGCCACCGCGACCATACTCGTCAAGGACTGCCCTGATCTCGTCGGTGTTATACCCCGGCAAGTCGAGCAGGTCATTCAGCTCCGCACGGGTGACGCGGAGCTTCTCGATGACGTTGGCATTCTCAATGTCGGCTACGCCCGGGGTAAACCAGATGTCGAACGGGGAGACACGGTTCCATGTAAGCTTGGGGACCTGCTGCACAGCAGGCTGTCCACCACCCTTCGGCCAAACGACCGTTGGGATGACTTTAACGACCGGGCCTTTAATACAAGCGAAAGGGAAAATAGGCAGGTCAACCAGAAACTCAGCGAGGGCATGGTAATATCCTCCTTGGTTGAGCATGTCCTGAATTTTGTCGGAGCTGTCGCGGGCTTGCTCTGCGGCCTTCTTCTTCGCAGCATCGCTCGCGCTCTCAAGCAGGGCACGCTTTCGTTCTTGCAGATCAGTCGGGTTCGGCGGCTGACCAAGCGCCTGCTGCACCTGCTGCGCTTCCGCTTGGATCAGCTTATCAATGTTCTGCAAGATGTCGTCGGGGATGTCGGGGTTCTTCGGGGGCTGGAGCGCCCACGGGATGTCCTGTCCGAGGTAGATGTCACGAAGGAGCGACGAAGCCGCGCGGCACTTCTGAGCGATAACGCGGGCATACACAGTTGACCCGCCGAATTTCGTGATCTCGACTAGCTTGGTCGGATCGTACTGCCCGTTGAACGCGCGGAGCGCGGCGAGCATTCGGTTGCTCCAGCCAGCGACAGTGTTACGGTGGTTCCGGAAAATCTCGAATTGTGCCTTCACATATCCGGCGAGTTCTGGGTACGACGGCTGCGCGGGCTGGTTTTGATCCTGATACGACTGGGCTTTCGCAGCGGCAGCGGCGTCGAGCTGCTGTTCCAGTTGCGCAGGTGACGTGAACTGGATGACGCCGTTTTGGCCGATGCTGTCCATGTTTATACTCGTTCTGCAATCCGAGTATAAAGCCGTTGCACGGGAACCACTAAAAACTGCTTAACGGCGATCGGATCGCAGGGAAACCTTAACCCTTGGTCCCCATACCTATGAGTGCAAAATGAGGAGACACCCGATGGACGGCACGATTGATAAGTGGGTAGGAAACGTCGTTTCGGGGGCCGCCATTTTTGGGTCGTTCTTGGGGTGGCTCCCGGGGATTGCCGCGTTCATCGCGTTCGTTTGGTACCTGATCCAAATCTACGAGAGCGCAACAGTACAACGTTGGCTGGCAGCGCGTCGGCTTCGTCGGATCGCAGCCCTGAAGGCGAAGATTGTAGTGCTGGAAGCGTTAAACCAGCTTCCGTCTCTTTCTGAGAAAACCGACAATTAAGTCCATCCTTGGGATGAAACGGGATTACGTCGCTTCGCACGCGGGCGGATACGTCGGCTGATCTCTGGCACAATACCGCCGTGAACAACCAAGGCCAGATATTGAAGATCGTCGGCCACATGTGAGTACCCTTCCTTGTCGGTCTTGTCCGGCACCGTGCGGAGCGCTCCGGTCTTCAGCTTAGTGAAACGATATCCGCCGCTCATGGCTCGGCAGAGGTGGGGGCATCCTTTGCGTGAGATGATAAGAGCAGGTCCTCCCATGATCTGCCTCCCCAATAACGCTTCCACCGCGCGTAGGCGGGGCTCGATGTCATTCGTTGGGGCGGGGAAGGCGGGGAGACCAAGCCGGTTGAGGGCGTCGAAGCAGCTTTCTTCGCTGACGCTCCCCTTTGCAATTCCGGATGGGTCGCCAACACACGCAACGCGCATGCCCATATATCGCGGCGTATAGAGGCGGGGACGGAGCTGCTCATTGACATGCTTCTCCAAGCCGACGTTGGTGGCGGCGACCTCCTCGTGTACGAGAAGCCGCCCCATGTGGTCCATCTGTCCGATCAAGCTCCAGGGGTTCCGACCGAAATCCTGTCCGACCAACAGGGTATAACCGGGGATCACCATCGTGTCATCTACGATGTGGTAGTCCGACTTGAACGAGTTCTTAAACACCGAAGCCCCGCTTGGGTCGTCGCCATATTCGGCATGGACATACCGCCGCACCCAGTCGCTGTCCTCGCCGTACATCTCGACGAAGCGCTCGTAATATTTTCTACCTTGCGCGCGGCGGATAGGGTGATCGACATGAAGCTTGAGTGTGTCGTCTGTTTGGACCAGCCAGTTCAAGTTTTCTGCCTCGGGCGAGAGCCCGGAGGGCTGTTTGAATATCTGGATACCTAGAGGTGGGTTCTCCATGAACATGTGCCATGGCGTCATCTCGGTTGGGAAGTTGGTGTCCGCGATCCATCCGAACCATGACGGTGCCCCGAGGTCTCCAGACGGATACCTACCAAGACGACCAGACAGAGGGCCAAGAACATCGAGGTCCATCTCGATGCACTCCGACAACCAGCCTGCGGTGAGCTGCATCGACAGGAGGCGCGCTTGGTCCTCGGCGTTTTCGAGCGGGATGAAAATCCATTCTGACCTGACATCGCCGAACTCCAGATGGTATGTATTCTCGCTGACTTTCCACGCTCCGAGACCTTGTAGCCACTGCTGC